CATGACAAATTTCAAAAATTAATGCAGAGAGAAAAACTTTCTATATCAGAAGCAAATGTGCTATATACACAAAAAACCAAGGGTATTGTGCCAATGTTAATTGATGGATTGTATCAAGAGAGAGTGGCGGCAAAGAATAAGACATATGAGGCATCTAAGAAATTAGAATCTGCTACTGATAATTTAGAAATTCTTAAAATAAAAGAAGAGATCAATGACAATGAAACATTATCGAATGTGTATAAGGTTATTTTGAACTCTATTTACGGTGTATTTTCTCAAATATATTCGCCATTGTTTGATATAGATCACGCCGAAAGCGTAACGCTATCGGGACAAGCTGTTGTTAAGATGGGATCTGAAATAGTGTTCGATTATTTAAAAACTATAGGATTTCGAGGTAAAATAGACGATGTATGTATATATCAAGACACAGACAGTGAATTTTTCTCATTTAAAAACATTTTTGATATTAAAGGTGTTAAGTTAAAAGACCCAAATAACAATATTACAAAAGAAGCATCGGATTTGATTGAGGAATTTGGCAAAGTGTTAAACGTAGAAATAAACAAGTGGGCTACTACTAAATTCAACTCGATTGATACTCGATATTTCTTTAAAAGAGAAAAAATTTGTGATGTGGCAGTCTTGCAGAAAAAGAAATATTACATATTGCACGTTTTGGATAGTGAAGGTTCAAAGGTTGATAAGTTTTTATACAAAGGTCTTGAGGTTGCTAAATCTATTCTATCTAAAGAGGTGAAAAATCTAATCAAAAGTATTATCGAATCCGCTATTATGTCAAAAAATAGAAAGGTTGCTAATGGGTTATTTCAACAGGGATTTGAAACATATACAAATATGATTCCAGAACTTATATCATCTAGAAAAAAGGTGAATAACTATGAAAAATATAACAATATTATAGATAAAGATGGTAATTTTGGAAAAGGTACACCAAACCATGTTAAATCAGCAATCAATCACAATAAATTGATAGATGTTTTAAATATTACAGATAGATATCATATCATTTCAAGCGGGGAAAAGATCAAAACTATCTATTGCTGTAAGAATAAATTAGGGTTTGATACAGTAGCATTCTCTAATGATTTTCCTAAAGAATTTTATCAACATATTAAACCTGATTATAGGAAAATGTTTGAAAAAAATGTTATACCACCAATCAGTAGAATTTTTCAAATCATTGGTTGGCCTTTACCAGCAATAGGATGCGAACAGGTTACCGATTTGAATGAGCTTTTTTCGTAAAAAAACATTTAAAAGATTCGTTCATTTTTAATTTATTTCTTAATTTTGAAAACTCAGATGTTATCTCATCATCTGTTAAATTATTTTTATCTAAAGATAAAGTTTTTCGTCTAATCAATTCATTAATTTCATTTTCCGACATTTCAGAAAATAATTCATTATCAATTGATAGTGGTAATGTTTTGTGGACCCATTCATTGGTAAATCTATTAAATTTAAAATTTTTTTTCATTTTTTATACTTATACATAGTTGAATTTTTTTTAATATAGTATAAGATATATTGATATGAGTAATACAACAGAAACAACAGAAACAAACAATACAAAAACCCCCGTGATCTTCCTAGATGCCGTCGGAAGAACTATTATGGGAATTTTATCAGATTCAACAGACGATAAAATTCTTAGCATTATTAATCCGGTTATAATCATGGTAGGTGGCGATAATTCAGGCAAAATGACAGTTCAACTGTTCCCATTATTCTTTAGAGAATTTCTTGCGGATAAGCATACCGATGTATCTTTTTCGTACAAGAAAGATACGATCACCTTTAGTGATATCAACGCTATCGACTTTAGATTACAAGCACAATACACACAAATGTTTTCAAAGGCTAATACCTTTGGATCGGCCGATGCACAACCACCAGCAACAGAACAAAAAGTGGTTAACTTATTCGATGAATAAATAAAAAATTTGGTGTAGACATAGGAAAACCCCGAAAAGTCTTTTGACTTTTCGGGGTTTTCATTTATACTGATGAAGTATGGCTAAAACTAAAAAAGAAAACAACGAAGAACAATCAGAAACCGTGGGAGATATTAATGATGCATTCAAAATTTTGGATGATTTAAATCCCGAAGCGGCATTTTTGGATGAAAATAGTATTTCCAATGTTAGAGAATGGATCGATACGGGATCATTGGCACTTAATGCTATTATTTCCGGATCTTTGTACGGTGGTATTCCAATGGGTAGACTTTCGGGATTTATTGGACCAGAATCATGTGGTAAAACATTAATTGCTAATAAAATTATGGCAAATGCTCAAAAGAAGGGAATGCATGTTGCATATTTTGATACAGAAGGTGCATTAGACGATGAAACAGCAAAAAGATTGGGGTGTGACCCATCTAAAGTTAAACACGCACCAACAGAAATAACAGAACAATGCAGAAATCAAATTGTTAAGTTTCTAGATACTGTTATAGAAAAAAAATTACAAGGAAAGGTATTAATTATTATCGATTCTTTGGGGAATTTGATTACAACACAAGAGAAAAAGAAAATTGATGAAGGATCTGATACTCCAGACATGGGAAACCGAGCAAAGGCATTGAAAAGCATGATGAGAGCCATCACACATTCAGCAGCAAAGGCTAATTGTCCTATTGTTTTTACTAATCATATATATGATGACCCATCACAAATGCATCCATCCGCTATTAAGAAACAAGCGGGTGGGTCTGGACCTCTTTATATGGCATCTGTTATCGTCCAGATGGCTAAAAAGATTGAACGTTCCAGTGATAGTAAGAATAAAGACTCAAATGAGACCACAACATCTTTGGCTAAAGATATTAATGGTCTAACATTGAGAGCTTTTACTACAAAAAATAGATTTGTTGTGCCGTTTTTGGAGACAGAAATGTATTTAAACTTTAAAACCGGGTTAAATAAATATTCGGGTCTTCTAGAAATGGCAGAAGGTTATGGTGTTTTGGAAAAACAAGGTCATAGATACGTCTTGAATGGGGAAGTTTTAGGTTTCTTCAAAGACTTTAAAGATAATTCCGAGGTTTGGGATAAGATCTTACCTCTTCTTGAGACTAAATTGACATCTGAGCTATCATTCAAGAACGAAAATACCGTAATCTGAGATTAAATTGATGAAAAATCTACCTCTCGATTTGGATTTATTCGAAACGGTTTTAATGTATAATGCATTATTTGACCAAGCATATTTGGAAACAATAATCCATTATACAAAACCCACTTTTTTTAAAAATAAAAACATAAAAAGTGTTTTCGGATCAGTAATATCTTATTATATGGAACATAATAAGATTCCAAATATAACAGAACTTAAAACTCACTTGGTAGATCAAGATAAAAGAGATTGTTTGCGAGAGGTTATTTTATCATTCAAAACAATTGACAAGAATTACGACAAAGATGTTCTTTTAAAGAATACTGAAAGGTTCATTAAAGAAAAATCGGTATTGAATACTGTATTAAAAACATCTTTGGATATTCAAACCGGAATAATTGATCCATCAAAAATTTTAAAAGAGTTTGAAAATGCTTGCAACATATCTTTGATTGATAATATGGGGTTCGATTACCTAGAATCTATTGATAAACACTGTGATGATCTCCAAAAAGTGTTTAATGTGATTCCTACTGGTTGGAAATGGCTTGATGATAAATTAGGAGGTGGGTTAATGGCAGATGGTAGAGCGTTGTATGTATTTTTCGGTGTTACAAATGTGGGAAAATCCATTTTCTTGGGAAATATGGCAACAAATTTATTAAATCAAGATAAAACGGTTGTTTTAATCTCATTGGAGATGCCAGAACAGATATACGCAAAAAGAATAAGTTCCCAATTATCTAAAATACCTTTCAGTGATTTGAAATTACAAACAGATTCTTTAAAAAAGCATTTAAATCAATATAAGGTTAAGAATAAAAAATCTAAATTGATAATTAAAGAGTTCCCACCTAAAACGGTGAGTCCATTACACATAAAATCATATCTAGAAAAGCTAGTTCGTAGTGGAATTAAGCCCGATGCTATCGTAATTGACTATCTAAACTTAATTGCTCCCAATAATACTGGTCTTAATTCATACGAATCTGTTAAAGAAATAACCGAAGATATTAGAGCACTCTCGTATACGTTCAGTTGCCCTATTATTTCTGCCACACAAGCCAATAGAAGCGCATTCTCGACTCCTAATCCGGATATGGACATGACAAGCGAATCAATGGGACTATCACATACGGTAGATGCACAGATTTCTATTTGGACAGAGAAGGAAGATTTTGAATTAGGCATCATACACATGGGAATTGTCAAAAATCGGTTCGGTCCAAGGCAGTGTCATACTGTTTTAGAAATCGATTATGAAACTTTATCATTAAAAGATCCAGATCAGGTTGCTAGTTCTTTCATTGTTAATCCTTCGAAAAGAAGAGATATGGAAAACAATGACCCTGTCAATAGTTCGTTGATCAGTACTTTCGATTTAATTGAAAGTTTGAGTTTAAATGATGAAAATTAGGGATATGTGATTAAATAGTGATATGTTTAATGACACGTATCATATTTTTACTCATAAAGATTTAGATGGGGCTGTAAGTCTTTTGACGTTTATATGGTCAAAACCTAACGACACAGTCCTGTTTAATCAAGTTACCAATATGGAAATTGGTAAAATAAAAGATGCTATTAAAAATATAGTAAATCCTAACAATGTTTATATATTCGATATATCATTAAGGGATGAATTTTTTCCGGAATTAGATCAACCATACATAACAATAGTAGATCACCATAAAAGATCTGAAAATTTCGTAAACAAGTTTAAAAAATCTAAAATTTTACATAAAGAATATTCTTCTAATTCTTTATTAATTAAAAAATTGTTATTTGATGATTCTATCATATTAACAAACGAAAAAAAGAAGCTAATAGTGTTAGCAGATGATTTTGACTCGTCATCTTTTAAATTTAAAGAATCACAAGATTTAAATATTCTATTTTGGTTGGAATATAAAAATAATTTTTCAAAATTTGTACAAGATTACAAAAATGGTTACGTCGAACCAACTTTCGAACAACGAAAAAAAATAGATTTTGCAAAAAATACAGCAGAAAAAGAAGCATCAAATGTTCAAATATTCAGAGGAACATTAGAAATAAAGGGAGATACAAAAAGAACTATAGGAATACAATTAAATTCGTTCGACTATCTAACTTTAGATGCTATAACTAGAAAATATGATGCAGATTTGTATTTTTTTATAAACCCAAAACACAACAGAGTCAATATACGACAAAAAAAGACCGATAAATGCATCGATTTGCAAAAATTTGCAGAAAAATTTTGTGATGGATCAGGAAATATGTATAGTGCAGGAGGGAATCTGACACCATTGTTTATGGAATTGACAAAAAACTTAAAACCTATATGATAATAACATCGTCACAACAACTAGAAGAAAGAACAAACCCATCAGATGCTTTAAACATGGAAGAATTCGAGGATATAACCTTAAAATTCGGATCATTTGTATGTATCGCAAAGGG